CACTATTGTGTATGCAGTGCGTGCTGATTCTCCGGAAGCCAAAACTTTACGTAAAGCTAAAATGGGTATTGTTGTCCACACTTCTTACACCGGCAAAACGTTTGAAACTATGCGTGCCTCCTTTAATGTTAAAGCTTCTTCGTTTAAGAAGACGCCATCAGTGTGGTTGCAGGATGCTAACCTCAGAGATCTATCTGGAACTGCTACACTTACAAAAAAAGATACAGACGAAGTTACCCTGGCTCTTAGTAATGCTGGCAAGATCTTTAGTAAGATTAAAGGAACTGCACTCAATGATCTTTCTAAAAACGAAGAATTGTCAGGACTCATAGAAACATATAATAACTCGTTCACAAGACGAGGAGAATTAGTCACAAACACAACTAAGCATGTTGCAGGACTCATCAGATGGATCGAAGATCGGTTTGAAAGAGAAGCCGCGAAATTAAAGACACCTGTTGCTAAAGATCGCAAATTTGCTAAGAGAGATGACATACTTAAGTTCTTCTCTGTAGGTAACAAAGCTAACCTTAAAGCTATCTTTGATTTGCAGAATGCTATCGTAGTAGCGAAATTAGTTATTATAAATAAGCTTAATAAAGTAAATAGTATTGATACCTTTATTAAAACTAAATCAGGATTTAAAGTAACAGGCGTTGAAGGTTTTGTTGCTATCGATAAGTTAAAGGGTGGAGCAGTTAAATTGGTTGATCGCTTGGAGTTCAGCTATAACAATTTCTCCTCTGATGTTATTAAAGGCTGGGAAAAATAATCTCACTCCTAATGGGAAAAGAAAAATGCAAGAAAATACAGACAAGATTAAAGCTGAATATAAAGAGCTTAAAAAATCTAAGACAGCAGTTATTGATGAAGCTTATATTAGAGCAGTAGACTTTCAGAAGGCAGCCAAGGAAGTTGGCAAGCTTAAATCTGGTCTAGATCAAAATGCAATCAATCAAATATCTAAGCTACTAAATTCGATGTTTAAAAATTCATCTTTACAGATACGTGATAATGCTGTTCTAGCTATCAATAAGTTAAAGAGTAAAGTACAAAGAGACACACGTGTTTCCATCGATAAAATCCTTACCGCGAACAACTTGCTAAAGGGTGGAAATATTACAGTAGAATCCACGGATATGCAAGAAGCTTTGAACGTACAACAACGTATGAAGCTTAAGCAATCAATGCGCCGCAACAAAGCTAAGATTGCTATGGGTCGTAAGCGTGCTGCACGTAAGCTAGCCTCACCTGAAAAACTTCAAAAGCGTGCTGAAAAAGCTGCACGTACCGCAATGGTTAAGAAGATCTTAAAAGACAAAGATAAGTCTGATCTATCGTATGCCGCACGTAAAGGCATTGAAGATCGTTTGGCTAAGAAGAAAGGTCAGATCAAAACAATGGCCAAGAAGCTACTTAAGACCGTACGGCTTAAAGACAGAGCAAAACTTCAGAAGAAGCCTGGAGCATAATTCTATGTCATTTAAGTCTTTCGGTGAATATGTCACAGAAGCTACTAAAGAAATAACCGTTGCATGGGGCCGTTATAATGCCCCTACTATCGGCCATGAAAAATTATTTACTGCCGTACAAAAGGTAGCGCGTAATAGTGCGTACCGAATTTATTCCTCTCAGACACATCAGAATCAAAAAGATAAAGATGGCTATTATAAAGATCCGCTTGATTATAAGACAAAGGTAAAATATCTACGTAAGATGTTCCCGCGTCACGCTCGTGCGATGATCTATGACAAAAATATTAGAACCATGTTTGACTTAATGACAAAGCTTTATGATGAAGGCTTTAACAGAGTAAACTTGGTTGCAGGGTCTGATCGTGTTGCAGAATATGAATCAACTTTAAACAAGTACAATGGTGTTAAAGGCCGTCACGGTTTCTATAACTTTGAAGGCGGAGTAAACATTATTTCTGCTGGCGAAAGAGATCCTGATTCTGATGGTGCTTCTGGTATGTCTGCCTCTAAGTTGCGTGCATACGCATCAGCCAATGATCTTGCTGCTTTCTCTAAAGGTATTCCTAAAGGATTCAAAGACGGTCAAGCATTATTCAACGATGTTCGTAAAGGTATGGGACTTAAAGAATCTCACGATCACCGTCAACATCTTCAATTGCAAACAGTATCCGAAGAGCGTGAAGCATACATCCAAGGAGAGTTATTCGAAAAGGGTGATGCAGTAGCTATTAAAGAATCTGATGAAGTTGGTACTGTAGTAATGCTTGGTTCTAACTATGTCATCATTGAAATGACTGATGGTAAGAAACTACGTAAGTGGTTAGATGCTGTTGAAAAAGTAGAAGAAGCTTGTTGGGATTCACACAAACAAATCGGTATGAAAACCAAAAATGGTAAGCAAGTACCTAACTGTGTACCTAAAGAAGAATCTGATAAGAAGAAGAAAGGCTTCAAAGATTTTATTGAAGGTGACAAGAATTCATTGTGGGACAATATCCATAAGAAACGTAAACGCATTAAAAATGGATCTGGCGAGAAGATGAATAAGCCCGGTTCAAAAGATGCACCCACTGATCAAGATTTTAAGGACTCACAATAATGAAGATGACAGAAATACAAAAGATGTATCTCCGAGCTCGTGGGCGTTGGTCTAAGAATGCAGGTAAAGAAGAACAGAAGAAGAAAAATAAACAATTCGACGAGATTAGAAACGCTGAACGTGCAGGTGACTTTGGTACTGATAAGCTTACTAAGTCATATTGTGCTGATACCCCTGGCCAAACAAACGAAGCCAAGGGTGATATTAAAAAGGGTGATACTGTTCGTATTAAAAAGCAATACACAAACAGTTCAGCTGAAGCTAAAAGAGATTATATTGTAAAAGAGTTAAGAGGACCTAGAGTTCTTATTGCTCCAAAGGTATGGAATGGCGGTGGAGTTATTCCAACAGAATCCTTGAAAATCAATATGATTCAAAAGGCTGGAATGATTGAAGCATTTGAACCTCATATGATGTATGATCTTGATACTGGTAAAGCTTATAAAGCTGATAAAGAAGAAGATCATATTCGCATGAAGAAGTTAGGTTATTCTCATGAGAAACCTGATACAAATGAGGCACGAGGTGAAGACGCAAAGGGTCATAAGATTGCTACTGAGAAAGGTGCTGGTCTAACTCAAAAGGGTGTTGACGCTTATAATAAGAAGACAGGCGGTAACCTTAAGACCGCAGTAACAGGTAAAGTTAAAGCAGGAAGCAAGGATGCAGCTCGACGTAAATCGTTCTGTGCTCGTATGGGCGGAATGAAAGGCCCTATGAAAGATGAGAAAGGCAGACCAACCCGTAAGGCAATGGCATTAAAAAGGTGGAAATGTTAGATGGAGAAGAATGTTGAATGGGAAAAACGCCTAGATCGTATTGAGGAAAAGATGGATAAGATGAGCGAAGTCTTAGTATCTTTGGCACGCTTCGAAGAAAAGATGGACGCGTATAACGAATACAGAGAACGCTCATGGGAACGAATGAATAAGTTCTCAGAGAAGCTTGATGCAATTGAAAAGAAGTGCGATGATAATGCTCGTACTGTACATACTATAAATAAATTATTCTGGGTAGCAATAGTTGCTGCCGGGAGTGCAGTATCTGCTCATGTGTGGATGTAAATAAAAATCAGTGGCAGTAATGGCTTCTGCTCTAATTGAAAAACTAGTTATTTAGGAGAATACGGATGGATAATCCAATTGCAGAAGCATATGTAAAGATGCTTCAAGAACGAAAAGAAAAAGCAGCAAAAGATGCTAAGCTAGATGATGGCGATGGTATGGATCCTGTAGGTCAAGGTGATGCTGATATTGACAATGATGGCGATGTGGATTCATCTGATGAGTATCTACACAAACGTCGTAAGGCTATTAAGAAGTCTATTAAGAAAGAAGGTACAGAATCTTTAGATGAAGTACGTCAATTAAAAGACCCTAAGAAAGAAGTAATGATTGTTGATAAGAAAGGCAAGACAATGGTTATTGACAAGTCTAAGCAAGCTGCTTATCTTGCAAAAGGTTGGGGACTAGCTGAAGGTATTGAAATCGATGATGAAGAGGAATCTTCGGAAGTTGATGACCCTAAGGCAAAGAAGAAAGGCGAGAAGAAGACTGGTAGAACAGATCCTGCCGCAGCTAATGCACCATCACAAGATGATCGTGAAGCTGCAGCTGATGCCCCTGATCCTTCTCCAGATCCAGATGCAGAACCATCTGAGCCTAAAGAAAAGCCTGCACCAGCTCCAAAGAAAGCTCCACCTAAAGTAAAGAAAGAATCATTCGACTGGGATCAAATCTCAGAGATGACTGATGAAGAAGTAGATTCTTACATTGACACATTAGACGAATCACAGCTAAGTGATTTTGAATCAGAGATGAATGAAGCTGCTAACGCTGAAGGTGATGCTGAGCAACAAGATAAAGAGCAATTAGATTTCATTAGGAAGCATAGCGATAACGCACATATCGTTGATCGTCCTGATGCTGACAAACCTGCTGCAGCTGATGCAACTAAGGTTTCTAAGAAACGCCCTGGCGATAATGATAAAGGCGATAAGCAAGTTAAACGTTTAAAGGATGTACGAACATGAAAAAAGCCGGCTGGTTAAAAAACGGTATTGCAACGGAACATGGTATTGTAGATAGTAAAGGTACAATGCTTAAGCGTGGTAAGATGACAACTCATGCTATCCATGCATGGAATGGTATTAGTCCAGTAGTTGCTCCTGCCCCTGTCGTTGAAGAAGAAGAAGTTGATGTGGAAATTGAAGACCTCACAAAAGGCGAACTAGAAGAATTAGCTCGTACTTATGGTGTTGAGTTAGATAAGCGTGAATCAAAAGCATCACTTGTTGATTCTGTTAAAGCTTTGATAATGGGATAATCCATACAATATAAATAGTCCTATATCGTTAATTGTATAGGACTATTTAATGCAACTCTTTGATGAACTGAATAATGAGAATTTTCTGTTATATGCTTCTAAGCATTATGACAATAAACAATGTACGGAAGTAGAAGAGTTCTATGAGGACTTGAATCGCTTCAAATATTTAAAACGACTACTTCGAAGATACGAAAGTACCGGGGAATTACAAGAACGTTTGATATTGAACCATCTTATAGTACTCTTCAATGTGTTTAGTATAACTAATGCAAAGAAGATGGTATTCTTTAAAACAGATGTTGGATCGCTATCTACTTTAAAAACGTTTCTAGTATATTTGAACTATCTAAAAGAAGACGAATACGTTGAAATTCCTTTAGATACCCATATAATTAAAGTGTTAAGGAATCTATAATGGCATTAGTATCACGCGCAGCAGACCTCTATTACACGTACCGGTTTATCAAGGTATTAACTACACCTTGGAAAGAAACTGAGGCGTATGAATTAGGTTTGATAGATGAGAACGGCACTAGTATTAAGAAAGCTAAAACCTCAGATGAAAAAGACGCGTATACTATATTCTTTCGTTTGGCGTTTAACTTTAAAAGAATTCTAGAGAAACTACCATTTGGTAAGTCTCGCCTATCGTCATATGCTGCGGCATTATTCCTATTGCGCGAGCAAACAGGAATGACTGAAGAAGAGATAAAGGAAATCTTATCTAAGTTAGAAATAGATTTTACCCCAGATATTAAAGAGAATTTCTTCGTTCTTGACGAAGAATTACTTCCAGGCGTATATATACTACACCAAGATATTTTATCGCCTAAGACAGCAGAGCCAATTGCTAGAGCGGGTTCTAAGGTATCTGTAGCAGGTGGATGTCATGCTTCAGGTAGTATACTAGAAACTGCAATATATGAAGTCACTCACTTAGCAACTAAACAAACGGTCTTTGTGACCGCTGGAGACTTATACCGATGAACGAAGCAGAACAATGTAAAACCTCACTGAAGTCAATAAAGAAACGTATCAGTGAAGCTGCAAAAGTAATGGCTAAGAAAGGTGATTACGCATTTTCTAAATATCGAAATGGTGAAGTAGACGTTACATACAAAGGTAAGGTAATTGCTACTGGTGATTTTGATTCAGGTGCAGATGCTTGGTTCATGGATATTAAAGGTGTTAAAGGACAAAAGTCTTTTAATAGTCCTGGTGACGCTATCAAGTTCTTTATGAAGAGCAAGCTTACTGAAGTCGATGAAGATGCTCCTGTCAATGCAACGGGTGATGCTGTTGATATGACTCCGGGTAAAAGAATCCCTAAACCATTAAAGCGGTTTAAAGAACATTTAGAAGAAGCTTTAGGTGGAAGTGCTGTCAATCCTGAGTTCACAGCTCAACGTGCTGGCGAATGGGATAAACGTAAAGGTGCTAATGCACATTCCGATATTATGACAGATGATCTAGGTATATCTAAACGTGACATCGCATCAAAGCCATACACTGCGTACTATTGGGAAAATGCTAAGCGCATAGCAGCTGTTCCCACCTCGGACTTTCATTATAAAGCCTATTCTATAGATAAGAAGCACATTGAATATAAAGATAAAAGCTCTAGTCTTCCTTCTAAGGGTCCAAACGAGTTTGTTACAGTTATAATCTCAGCCAAGGTTCAAGTGCTTTGTGCAATTATTAAGACTAACGAAAGTGATTCTAGTTTTAGTCCTAGCGTCATGGTGTTTATTCCTGGACAAAAAAGATCTTTACCAATGAAATTCAAGCCTAATACCACTTCACAAGAAATCGTGAAGGCAATAGCTAAGAAGCATGGCGCAGCACTTACGGCGGCATACCGATGAAACGGTTTAAAGAACATTTAGAAGCTTTGCAAGAAGCTTTACCTAAAGGTGCTATCGCAGGATTTGATGGTGGTGATGACTACGGTGACATAGTGATATATAAAGACGGATCTGGTTTTTATGCTGATGGTGAAGAAAGTGATTTTAAAGTAAAGAATATGAAAGAACTCAAACAGAAACTAAAGTCTATTGGTATCAACCCAAGCAAGCCATACTTTGGCAAATTATAAGGAGCGGAAAATGAAAGATACATTTTTGTTATCAGGATTAAACCGGTGGAAAACATCGCAAAAAGCAAACTGCCGTTCGTATGCAGGCTTTTTAACACTAGAAGGATTATAATAGGAGCAAGCGTATGTTATCATTATTAGGAACTTTACTTGGCTTTGCTGGCTCTGCTGTTCCATCAATCTTAGGACACTTCAAAGAGAAACAAGTATCTAAAGATAATCTAGCTATTTTAGAAATGCAAGGCAAACTTGCACGTGACGGTGTAGAACTCAACCTTATGGAGTTTAGGGAAAAGGCAGCTGATGATGAGCATAAGCGCCTTATAGAACATGATATTGCAATTTCAAAAGATACGAGCTTCATGGGTCAAGTCCGTGCATCAGTTCGTCCACTTATTACATACCTATTCTTTGGCTTATTTGCTGCAGTTAAGATCTCAGCTCTTATGGTTGCCATGGATAATAGTGCTAACTTCGATGTTGCTATTAATCAGGTATGGGATGAAGAAACACAAGCAATCTTCGCTGCTATAATTTCATTCTGGTTTGGTTCGAGAGCACTCTCTAAAAAATAATGTAAATACATGTGTACATTCGTGCGCAACTAGTGTATAATAGACCTTATTAATGAGTTAAGCGGAGCTTCAATGAACAACAAAAATACTGTTACTAAACGTGACGGACGTCATGAGCACTTTGATCTAGAGAAGATCCACAAAGTGTTAGATTGGGCAACCAATGGTATCGCAGGTGTATCTATTTCTGAAATAGAATTGCGTGCTAATATACAATTATTCGATAGAATTCCTGCATACGATATACATGAACTATTGATTAAGTCAGCTGCTGAATTGATTTCAGAGTTGACACCTAATTATCAATACGTTGCTGCTAGATTAGTTAACTACAAAATACGTAAGGAAGTCTATGGTCAATTTGAACCATGGCCATTACTTAGGTTAGTTAAAGAGAACGTAAATCGTGGAGTGTATGACACTGCGATATTAGATAACTATACTGAAGAAGAAATTGAACTGCTTGGTTCTTATATCAAGCATGATCGCGATGATGAGTTTACTTATGTTGGCATGGAACAATTCCGTGGCAAATACTTAGTGCAAGATCGTCGTACAAAAACTGTGTATGAAAGCCCTCAAGTATTGTACATGCTTATTGCTGCAACACTATTTTCACAATATGCAACTGAAACTCGTATTAAGTGGGTTAAGGATTATTACGATGACATCTCTACGTTTGGCACATCTCTACCGACGCCTATTATGGCAGGTGTACGCACTTCTACGCGGCAGTTCTCGTCATGTGTTCTCATTGAGTCTGACGATACGTTGGAAAGCATTAACGCTACCGCAACGTCCGTTGTACGCTACATTTCTAAGAAAGCTGGCATCGGCATTAATGCTGGTAGAATCCGGGCTGTCGACAGCCGCGTCGGCGATGGTTCTATTGTACATACGGGCTTAATTCCGTTTCTTAAGTATTTCTCTTCTGCCGTCAAGTCATGTTCACAAGGTGGTGTTCGTGGTGGCGCAGCTACTGTATATCTTCCAATATGGCATCTTGAATTTGAAGACCTAGTAGTATTGAAGAACAATAAGGGTACTGAAGAGAATCGTGTACGTCAATTAGATTACGCGTTCCAGTTCAATAAGTTAATGTATGAGCGTCTATTAACCGGTGGTAACATTACATTGTTCTCACCCGCAGATGTTCCTGGCATGTATGATGCGTACTTCAATGATCAAGATAAGTTTCGTGAGCTCTATGAGAAAGCTGAACGTAGTACTAAGATTCGTAAGAAAGTCTTACCTGCTATGGAAGTATTCTCTCAGTTTGTAACCGAACGTAAGGACACTGGTCGAATCTATCTAATGAATGTGGATCATGCTAATGAGCACGGTTCTTTCTTACCAAAGAAGGCTACGATCTATCAGTCTAATCTATGCACTGAAATCAATCTACCTACTAAACCTTTGCGAAGTGCAGATGATAAAGAAGGTGAAATTAGTTTATGTACTCTTAGTGCTATTAACTGGGGCCAAATCAATGATCCAAAAGACTTTGAAAAGCCTTGCACTTTAGCAGTTCGTGCATTGGATGCATTGCTTGACTATCAAGAGTATCCTATTCCAGCTGCAGAAATATCTACAATGAATCGTAGACCATTAGGTGTAGGTATCATCAACTTAGCATACTTTCTTGCAAAGCGTGGGCTTACATACGGTTCTCCAGAATCTTTACTTGTGATTGATGAATATGCAGAAGCATGGTCATACTATTTGATTAAAGCATCCGTTGATATTGCAAAAGAAAAGGGTGCATGTTTAAAGTCTGATGAGACTAAGTACCATAGTGGAATCTTACCAATTGATACATATAAGCGTGATGTAGATGATTTAGTACCACATCAAGAACGTATGGATTGGGAAGGTTTACGCTGTGATCTTAAAACCTATGGTATTCGTAACTCTACTCTTATGGCTCTTATGCCCGCAGAAACATCTGCACAGATTAGTAATTCAACGAATGGTATTGAACCACCTCGTGCACTTGTATCATATAAGGCTTCAAAGGATGGAGTGATGGCACAAGTTGTTCCAGGTTATCATCACCTTAAGAACAAGTACGATTTATTATGGAACATGAAAACACCTGAAGGATATTTAAAGGTGTGTGCTGTGTTGCAAAAGTATATCGATCAAGGTATATCTGTTAACACTTCCTATAATCCTGAACACTTTGATGAAGGTAAGGTGCCAATGTCTCAGTTAATAAAAGACGTTGTAACCTTTTATAAGTATGGTGGTAAGCAACTATATTATAATAATACACACGATGGTGCCGGTGAAATGAGTACCGGAGATGATCAACCTGAATTAGATCAAGTTGATTACGATGAAGACGATTGCGATAGCTGTACAATATAGAAGGAACTCGAATGTCAGTATTTAAAAAACAAAGTAAGTCTCATATGGAATCCCTCATGTTCTTTGATGGAGGAGTAGATGTAGCACGATATGACCAAGTTAAGTATCCTGCTCTTGAGAAGATCACTGAAAAAATGTTAGGTTTCTATTGGAGACCTGAAGAAGTAGATGTATCTAAAGACCGTTCAGACTTTGCTAATCTTACTGACTTTGAGAAGCATATCTTTACATCTAACCTTAAGCGTCAAATCTTATTAGATTCAGTTCAAGGCCGTGGTCCAACAGAGACGTTTATGTCTGCAGCTTCTATACCTGAAATCGAACCTATGGTTATGGCATGGGCATTCTTTGAAACTATTCACTCACGCTCTTATACACATATCATTCGCAATGTGTATGCTAATCCATCAAAAGTATTTGATGAAATGTTAGAAATAGAAGAGATTGTGGATTGTGCAAAGGACATCTCATCTTACTATGATTCTTTTATTGAGTATCAGAAATGGTATGATTTATTAGGAGAAGGTGTGCATACTGTAAACGGTAAGGAAGTAGTGATTACTAAGTATGAACTAAAGAAACGTTTATGGATTGCATTAAACTCTATCAACATATTAGAAGGTGTTCGATTCTATGTTTCTTTTGCGTGCTCTTGGGCATTTGCAGAATTAAAGAAGATGGAAGGTAACGCCAAGATCATTAAGTTTATTGCTCGTGATGAGAATACTCACCTTGCGGCATCACAGACTATCATTAAGTCTCTTCCAAAAGAAGATCCAGAATTTGTTAGGATTCGTGAAGAATGCGCAGTACAGGTAACTGATATGTTTGTTGCTGCTGTAGAACAAGAGAAGCAATGGGCAGATTACTTATTTAAAGATGGTAGTATGATTGGTTTAAACTCTAAACTTTTATCTAACTATATTGAATGGATTGCAAGCAAGCGTATGAAAACTCTTGGTATCACATCTCCGTACTCTGTGCCTCAAGCTAATCCACTACCATGGACTGAGAAATGGATTGGAGGAGGTAACGTACAGGTTGCACCTCAAGAAACAGAAATTAGTTCATATGTTATAGGTGGAGTTAAACAAGATATGGACGAAAATACATTATCAGGAATGTCATTATGATTGTTATATACGGTAGAGATGATTGTGCTTTCTGTGATATGGCTATAAAACTAGCTACTGAAAAGGATATAGCACATAGGGTTAATAAGATTGGTACTGACGTATCAATGCATGAGTTTAAAGACATGTTCCCAGTTGCGCGTACAGTTCCACAGATTCATAAAGTTGGGCCTTCTGGAAATGAATATATAGGTGGATACACAGAGTTTAAAGCCTGGGTATCATCAATAGAAATGCTAGGAGAAATGTCATTATGACAGAATGTTATAGTTGTGGTTTAGAGTTTGAAGTTAAGTTTGAAGACAGTGATGCAGAACTTAATTTTTGTCCATCATGTGGGTCAGGCATAATCGACCCTGATAAAGAAGAAACACAATTAGAAATGAATCTTGGAGGAGATGAATAAATAAACTAAAGTACAAAAGGTTTATTTATGAAAAGTTGGAGTTATAAAGGTATACCCTTTACGTCAGACATGATCGGTGACTATGAAGGGTTTGTTTATATAGTCACTGATCTATCTAATAGTATGAAGTATATTGGTAAGAAGAATTTCCATTCAAGAGTTAAGCTAAAACCTTTAAAGGGTCAGAAGCGTAAACGCACCAAAATATCAGAATCAGATTGGCAGAAATACCATGGCAGTTCAGAAGAGGTAAAGGCAATCTTTGCTGAACATGGTTATGATAGATTTGAACGAGAGATTCTGCATTTATGTTTAGGCAAAGGTGATATGAATTACTTAGAGATGAAAGAGCAAGTTGTACGTGATGTATTATTAAAGCCTGATGAGTATTACAACGCATTTGTTGGTGGTAAAATACATCGAAATCATGTAAAAAACTTGTGTACAAACGCCGAAAAATAGTGTATAATGGTAGTATATAATGAATAAAGACAATGTAATACAGTTCCCATTTGGTGAAATTAGAAATCCTCTAGTTGATCCAGGTCCAGCCATTAATGATGTAGCCGATCAAGAAATGGACTTAGCTGCTAGTTGTCTGCAAGATGTTATGTTGACTCTGATTGAACACGGGTATGATGTACATGCCGATGAAGCGTTCTTTACAGATATGGGTTGCATATTGAATATGATATATGCAACCCTCATAAGACGAACTAACCCTGACTACCCATTTGTAGAAGTGTTAGACATCGTACATAAAATGATAATGGAATTAAAAGGTAATACTGAATAATGCTTATACTTGATTTTAACGGCATCGCAATGGG